ATAACTATGTTTTTGACATGGGTATAATTCATGGATTAGATAACTATTTTGCTAACTCGAGAGGAAGATACAAGAAATTTTCAAGCATCTGTCGCGCAATTAAAGAACAAATACGACAAGATCAAATCGAAGGTGGCATGGCAGGAATGTACAACCCATCTATTACACAACGTCTAAACAACCTTGTAGAGAAGACACAGACTACAATAGTTGAACAACCGCTTTTTAATTTGGAATTAGAAGAGGAGGAAGAAAACGAAGATTAAATATGTTTACTGTAACCACATCTATAAAGAAGATACTTGCTTTAAAAAAACGGATTAAGATTATTCAGGGTGGAACATCGGCTGGAAAAACATTTGGGATACTTCCCATACTCATAGACAAAGCAGCAAGGCATTCAGGACTTGAGATAAGTGTAGTAGCAGAAACTATCCCACACTTGCGTAGAGGTGCTTTAAAAGACTTTCTTAAGATAATGAAGTGGACAGGTCGATACAATGACGAACACTTCAACAAGTCGCTTTTACGCTATGAATTTGGGAACGGAAGTATAATAGAGTTCTTTAGTGCTGACGATTCATCTAAGCTACGTGGAGCAAGAAGGGATGTTCTTTACATAAACGAGTGTAATAATGTAACGTTTGAATCTTACAACGAATTAGCAATACGTACAAAAAAAGAGGTTTATTTGGACTTTAACCCTGCAAATGAGTTTTGGGTACATACGGAACTAAAAGACGAACCTGACAGTGACTTCATAATTTTAACATACAAGGATAATGAAGCATTAGATCAATCCATAATAGACCAAATAGAAAAGAACAAGGAAAAGGCGAACACGTCAGAGTATTGGCGTAATTGGTGGAATGTTTATGGGTTAGGATTAGTAGGAAGCCTTGAAGGAGTAGTTTTTAATAATTGGAAGTTAATAGATACTATACCGCCCGAAGCAAGATTGATAGGTATAGGCTTAGACTTTGGTTATTCAGTTGACCCTACGGCAATAGTAGCTATATATACATACAACGGTTTACGAATTATAAAGGAATTAGTTTACAGAAATGGAATGTTAAACACAGATATAGCAAGGGAATTGCCTAAAAATGTTGCTGTTTATGCTGATAGCGCAGAGCCTAAAAGTATTGAAGAGATACGAAGGCAAGGAATAACGATAAAAGGCGTTACAAAGGGCAAGGATTCTATCAACTATGGTATAGACGTAATGCAACGCCAAGAGTACTTAATAACGTCTGACAGCACTAATCTAATCAAAGAACTTAGGGCGTATTGTTGGGATACGGATAAGACAGGAGTAAGATTAAACAAGCCTATAGGTACAGATCACGCTATAGATGCTTTTAGGTATCACGAAATGGAAACTTTAGGACTAAATACAAGTTATGGAACATACGCCATCCGTTGAGGAAATGATAGCAGTTGTACAAGAGTACATAAAAGAACGTACAGGAAAGAACGTGCGTATAGTCTTTGATGATATGTTTAATATAAGGAAACACATAATAATGCTAAATGAAGCGTATAATCATGTTATGACACAACAACAAAAAGAGCAGTAGAATGCACTATTAATTATATTTTGACAAGAATTTAATCAAATTGAATTAAAAAGGGCAATAATATGCACTTTTAATGTTATATGTGATTAAATAGTATAATTGACACTACAGAAACACGAAATAAAAGTTAGAATATTATGAAGTTAGAATTGTTAATACCAACAAGTTTAGACGAAATACCACTAAGAGCTTATCAAGAATTCAGTAAGACAGTTGAGGGTTCAAATGATGAAGCATTTATATCCGAAAAGATGGTTTCGTTGTTTTGTGGTATAGAGTTAAAGGATGTAGTTAGAATAAAAGCTACCGACCTTGCTGATATGGTTGAACATTTTAACCGCTTATTTTCGGCGAAAAGCCCATTTAAACAACGCTTCAAAATAGGAGATATAGAATTTGGATTTGTTCCCAATTTGGAAACAATTTCATGGGGTGAGTATATAGATGCAGAAAAGTATTTATCAAGCTGGGAGAATATGCATAAAGCTATGGCTGTACTTTACAGACCCATCACAAAGACGAAAGGTGACAAGTACGAGATTATGGAATATGAAGGAACGGCAGAACTTGCGGAGCTTATGAAGCTAACACCTGTAAGCATAGCATTGGGCGCATCGGTTTTTTTTTGGACTTTAGGACTCGAATTGTTGGGAGCTTTAGCGGATTATTTGGAGAGAGAGACGAAGAAGATGAGCAAAACGACTGGAGCGAACAAGCTCAATTTGGAAAGCAATGGGGATGGTATCAGTCAATCTATGCAGCAGCTAAAGGAAACATTCTTGAATTCGATAGAGTTACAAAGCAACCACTTGTTAAAATATTGACTTTCTTAACATTTGAGAAGCAAAAGACGGAAATAGAAATAAGACAGATTAAAAAACAGCAACAGAAATGGTAGGATTTTATAGCGTAACCGAAATACTAAAAAACGAATTGATATCAAGTCCATTCGTAAACACGGTTACAGAAGGAAGTATATTTGAAGTAGACTTGAATAAACAGACTATATTCCCTTTGTCACATATCATGGTAAATAATGTGACAGTTGATCAGACAGTACTTAGATTCAATATTAGCGTTATTGCTATGGATATAGTGGATATTTCTAAGAGTGAAACCACAGATGTATTCAGAGGGAATGATAATGAACAAGACGTACTAAATACTCAGTTAGCTGTACTTCAAAGGTTAGCTGCTTCAATGTATAATGGTGCTTTGAGTGACTTAGGCTACGAGATTGAGACTTCGCCAAGTTGCGAACCATTCACAGAACGCTTTGAGAATTTACTTGCAGGATGGACTATGACATTTGATTTGGTAGTGCCTAACGAAATGAGTATCTGCTGATGCAAAAAGACGAAATACAAAAAGCATTAGAACGCTTTAGAGACCATGTAGTAAACCAAGCTAAGCGCAACCTTACACAAAAGGATAAAAACGTTTCTAAAAAGCTGCATCAGTCTATTAAAGGCGATGTTAAAGTTATGCCTAATTCTATAGGAATGTATTTTAGCATGGAGGAGTATGGAGCTTACCAAGATCAAGGGGTAAGGGGTAAGAACAGTTCGGCTAAAGCACCTAATTCACCTTTTAAGTTCGGAACAGGTACTGGAAGAAAAGGCGGACTCACCGAAGCGATGCAAAAGTGGGTAAAGAGTAGGCGTATCCAATTTAAGAATGAAAACGGTAAATTCATGAGCTATAAATCTACCGCATGGGTATTGACAAAAAGTATATACTCAAAGGGAATTAAACCGAGTTTATTTTTCACAAAGCCATTCGAGGCAGCGTACAAAAACTTACCTGAAGAGTTAATAGAGAAATACGGACTTGAAACAAGCAAGGCTTTTTTTGATATAATTAAACAACCAAAGTAATGGCATATATATTTGCACGCTCACCATATATCGTAGAGATAAACGAAAACGACCAAGTAGAAACAAAGATAGAGTTGAGGATTTGGAATGGCACAGGATCAGCTCCAACAAATCCAACTTATACACTAAGTAAATTAATACCATCTACTTCAAATAGATTAACGACTTATAATATTTCGCCTTATATAAAAGAATTTCTTTCGCATCCTTTATTTACAAATAATCATAGTGCTATTGCATTTTTACCATCAGAGGAATATTGTAATGTTCAAGTAAAAAGATACAAGCGAGTAGGTAGTACATGGACTCAAGTTGGTTCTACTGAAAATCATTATGGGTTTGATGGGTACGGCTTGTATACGGAAGGATACAATAAGAATTTAGGGGAGTTTTTATTGAATCCTAAAACTTACTATTACCATTATGTTGCAGGTGCAAACTTAAATAACGAACCATTCAAAAGAGCTGGTAATTTTACGGCTTTAGGCGGAGAAGATAAGGAAGTATTTTATTTAGAATTAGGAACTGGAAATCTTACAAGAGTAGCACTTCCTTTAGAGAGATGGTACATAATACCGAGAGTATTTAGTAATTACATGGCTAAGGGTTGCACAACTTCAATTTGTAGAGGTGGAGGCGAAACGTGCGCTTTAATTGGTACATTCAAGCCAAAGACGGAATGTAAATATACACCTATATGCTGTGACTTTATAAACCGTTACGGAGCATGGCAAAGA